GTCGAGGAAGTAGGCGGTGCGGATGGTGCGAACGGCGGCGGTGGTCTTCATGGTCGTTGCTCCTGTGCGTCGGGCGGGGGTTCGGTGTCCCTTCCGACACCCCTTTTGTCCCATGACTCACCATCCCGTTCAAGAAAAAAGTTGTGAACGGCTAACTTTTCTCAAAACACCTTGTTTTCAAGCCGCATTCGAGCGGTCGAATTCCTGTGAGCGGGGTCGGTTGCCCCCCTCCGACCCCCCGGCCGGAGCTCCCTACCCCCTCCCGGGGCGGAGGCCCCCCCCTATAGAGGCCCCACGGGAGTCCCCTGGGAGCCCCGGGAGAGGCCCCGGACGGCCGGGAGGGTGCGGAGGTCGGGCGGACGGGGGAGGGGCCCCTGTAGAGGCGCCTGCGGGGCGGACGGTGGGAAGGGGAGACGGGAGGGCGGAGGGTCGGGCGGGGGGCGGAGACTACTCGGCCGGGGCGGGCGCGGGGGCGGCGCCGGCGAAGCGGCCGCCCGGCCCCTGCTTGGGAGCGTCGCGGCGGCCCGGCGCGCGCTCGGGGAGCCGCGTGAGGTTCGCGACGATCGCCCGGAGCTCGGGGTCGGCGACGACGTCGGGCTTGAGCCGGCCGCGCCTGAGCTCGAGGGCGAGGTACCCGTACCACTGCCGCACGACCTTCTCGGGGTGCGGGCTCAGGATGCGGTGGCCCGCGCGCTCGAGCGCCTCCGCGGTCTTGACGTGCGAGGGGGCGGCGAGGACGGCGGGGAGCACGGCCTTGACCCACGCCTCGCGGACGCGGGCGACGGCCGCGGGGTCGTCGGCCTCGCCTGGCCCGAGGCGCGGGAGCCCCGCGGCGCGGGACTGGAGGGTGGTCCACGGGTCGCGCTTCGGTGGGGGGGGCGCGTCTACGGGTCGGGTCATGGCGTCGTCCGCGCAGGGAACGGCGCCCCGCGCGTCCGTCGCGCGGGCCTCGGTCTCCTGCGGCCCCGAGGATGCCACGGGGCGCCCCCGCGCCGCCAGCGGCGCGCGGTCACTCATTGTCCGCGTCCGCCCACGCCGCGACGGCGTACTTGCCCGCGCGCGGCGGCGCCCTCGGGACGCGCAGGGAGGGCGGGAGCGCGCGGTACACGCACTCCCGCACCCAGCCCGGGGCGCGCCCCTGCGCGCAGGAGCCGCAGCGCGCGTCGTGGTGGCCGCTCGGGCTCGCGTAGACGACGCTCCACCCGGCGGCGGTCGTCGCGTCCTCGAGCGCGTCGCGGGAGGGGTGCTCCTTCGTGCTCGCCCCGCAGCCCTCGCAGGTGAGCACGTAGAACGGGCGGGTGATGCGGGTCAGCACGGCGGCACCCCCGCGAGCGCCTCGCCCATCGCACCGCCGGGGTCGACGACCCACCGCGCGGCCCGCTCCGCCGCGACGTCGTCCCCGGCGAGGAGCGCCAGGGCGAGCGACCGCACCGCGCGGTCGGCGTAGGAGTCCTCCGGCCGGCTCGCCTCCCACGCGAAGGCGACCCGCCACGCCGTCGTCTCCCGCGTCGCGGGCTCGACCTCGAGCTCCGCGAGGGCGCGCCGCACGAGGCCCTTGCGCCAATGGGGGCCGAGGGAGAGCGCGACGGCGCGCGCCGCGCAGTCGCACGCGACCGAGAGCGACGGGTGGGCGCCGTCGGCGTTGGCGAGCGCGAGCATGGCCCACCACCGCGCGCCCTCCGCCCCCGCCGCGATGTCGTTCAGCAGCCGCTCCCGCGCCTGCCAGTAGCCGTCGTCGTGGGGCGCGCCCCGGGAGATCATCGCCGCGAGCGCGGCGTGGTCGGGGGCGATGGCCGCCACCGCCTCCGCCACCTGCCGGGGCGTGAGGGGCGCGGCGACGTCGACGCCGAACGCGAGCATCACGCACCCCCCTGCGCGCGCACCTTCGCGGTGGTGAGGCCGAGCCGCGCGGCCTGGTACGGCGAGAGCACCGCGCCCGGCTCCGCGACGAGGAACGCCCCCGGCGCGCCCCCCGTGAGCTCCGGAGGCGCGGCGGGCGCCGTGGCCCCCGCGCGCACCGTCGAGGGCGCCGCCGGGTCGCCGGGGTGGAAGGTGTAGACCACCTCGCTCCCGTCGTCGTCGGGCCCGAGGAGGACGACCGCGTGGCCGACCTCCGGCCCGAGCGCCCCGTCGACCTCGGCCGACAGGAACCCCGTCGCGTGGGCGTCGCGCAGCGTCACCCGCGCGGAGTCGGGGAGGGAGCGGAGGTCGACGACGCCGAGGCGGCCCCCGACGTCGAGCGTCTTGAACGCCGCCGCCGGGGCCCGTACGTCCGGGTGCTCGAACGGCTCCCAGCGCGCCGCCGCGAGGCGCACGACGAGATCGGCGGCGTCCCGGACGTCGAAGGTGGACCCCGACGCCTCGGGGCCGGGGATGCGGGAGCGCAGGAGCCCCCGCCAGTGGGGCGCGAGGCTCTCGCGCGTGGCGGTGCGGAAGAGGGCGCGGCGGATGCGGTCGTCGGTGTCGCTCATGGTCGTTGGTCTCCTGCCCGTTCGGTCGGGCGTCTCGGCGCGATCGTGCGCCGTCTCCAAGGCCCCACGCATGGGGCGCTGGAGACGGGGCGCGAGGCCCCTCCCGGTCACCCCTCGATCATGCGCGCGTAGCAGTCGAGGGCGTAGGAGCGGTCGGCGAGCCCGTCGACCGTCGCGACGGCGACGGAGCCGATGACGGAGCGGGCCCAGCCGCGGGCGCCGGCGGCGCGCGGGCGGCCGGCGGGGAACGCCTCGGCGTAGGCGTCCCAGGTGACGGTGCCGTCGAGGACGGCCGCGGCGAGGGGCGCGAGCTCCGGGGCGTGCTCGAGGGCGGCGTGGACGAGGTCGGCGTCGGTCATGGTCGTGGTCTCCCTGTGGTCGCCCGGTTCGGTCGGGCGCGGCGCGTCGTGCACCGTCGGTTGCCCTCCCTCGGGAGAGCAGGCGACGGGGCGCGGGGCCCCTGCGGCTCAGATGTTCTCGACGAAAGCCCGGATGGCGGCCACCGCCATGAGGTTCCCCGACTCCGCCCCCTGCGGCACCTTCTGCCAGAAGGCGAGGGCGTCGTCGCACGCGCGGATCACGGTCGCCTTCTCCTGTGCGACCTTGCGCTCGTCGAACTTCAGTTCGATCAAGAGGACGTTGACGGCGTCGGTGACGTCGTCGGGCGTGTAGTCGCGGACGGCCCGGAGGATGGAGGCGAGGGTCTTGGCGGTCGTGGTCTGCATGGTCGTGGTTCCTTCCGTCTCGTCGGGTTCGGACCGTCGAGACACCCCTTTTGTCCCATGAGTCGGGTTGCCGTTCAAGAAAAAAGTTGTGAACGGCTAACTTTTCTCAAAACACCTTGTTTTCAAGCCGCATTCGAGCGGTCGAATTCCTGTGAGCGGGGTCGGTTGCCCCCCTCCGACCCCCCGGCCGGAGCTCCCTACCCCCCCCACGGGGGAGGCCCCTCTATAGAGGCCCCCACGGGAGCCCCCTGGTAGCCCCGGGAGAGGCCCGGGCCCTCGAGCCCCCATCCCACCCCCCACCGACCCCAGCCCCCCCCCGACCCTTCCACCCTCCCCCTTGACCCACTCCCCCCGCCGCAGGTACCCACGACGTCGCCCGGCGTCGCGCTTTCTCCGCATCCCTCATGGTCGCGCGCGGCCCCACCTCCCCGGGGAGGGAAGGCCGCGCGAAAGGGAGAGCGGGGGTTCGGACTGCGCGCCGCCGGGCGCCTCCCCCTCCCCTCCCGAGCGCCCCCGCGCCCCCCCGCCAGCGCAACACCTGCTCCCGCGCCCCTCCAGCCGAGCACCCCCGCAACCAGGCACTCCCCGCCCCGGTCAACTTCCTTGACCTCCGCCGGGGCTACGTCAGCAATCGTGACCCGCCCCACCGCCTGCGCGTCACGAATCCTGACGCGCCGTCCGCCGCGCACGTCAAGAATTCGCACCTGTGCGTCAGAGAATCTGACGCCTCGCGGTCGACAGGCTTCCTGACATCGGTTAGGTTCGCACCACGGACCGCGCTTTTGCCAACGGCAGAGGTGCGTCCAGCGCTTGTGAGCGGGCGCCTGCCGGGGACCTCTCCTCTCGCAACCCGGCACCGCGTCTGGCGACGGGGCGGTTCGGTGTTCCCCCACCGTCCTCCCTCGGCCCCGGGCCGCCCCGTCGTCCCGCTCGCGTCCCCTTCGCACCCGCCCCCCTCCCGCGTGCTCCTCCAGGAGAGACACCTCGTCGCGTACCGCCAGCACGTCGGCGGCCCCGCGTCCCCCTCGAGCATCGACCGGCTCTTCGCGGAGCTGAAGGGGGAGGGCGTCGAGCTCTCGACGGTGCCGCCCGGCCCCGAGGGGGGCCAGCCCGCCCGCGCGGTCGACTCCGCCCGCCTCGCCGACCACCTGGGGGTGAGCGAGGGGGCGTTGCTGCGGTGGGTCGGCGCCGAACGATGATCCCCGGCGGTGGTGCGGGGGCGCTACCGGAGGAAAGAGACCATGGCCGATCGCAAGGGCCCGCCCCGCGGGTCGTCGGAATACTACCGCTCGCGCGCCGCCCTGCACTCGCAGGCGGGCGCGGCCGCGCGCAGCGGCACCGCGGATGGCGTCAAGAAGAGCATCGCCCTCACGCGCCGGGCCGACAAGCTCGACGTGAAGGCGTCCCGCTCGCCCAAGGCCGCGGAGATGCTCGGCGTCCTCGACCGGCTCACCGACGAGTCGGAGCGCTACGACAAGATCACCGAGACGACGACGAGCTACCCCGACGCCTACCTCTGCTTCGTGTTCCCGCACAAGACCGCCACCGACGAGGCGATGGCCGCCGCCGGCCTCGACGCCTCCACCTGGCTCCACAGCGGGGACATCTTCAACGAGCTCGTCGGCCGCCTCGCGCAGTACCGCGCCAAGTTCGGCCCCCTCGACTGACCCGCCACCGTGCCCCCGGCCGTCGCATCCCCCGTCGCCACCCCCGAGCAGGTGCTGGCCGCGATCGGCGTCGCCTCCCGCGCGCCCGCCGCCCTCAAGCACGCGCTCGAGTGGGCCGCCGTCCTGTCGAAGATCCAGGAGGGGCAGAGCCCCCGCGACGCCTGCTACCTCGCGCGCGTCCCCTTCCACCGCTGGGAGCGGTGGATGCGCCTCGGGACGAAGGGGCCGACCGCATGGGGCTGCGACGTCCACGGCCGCACGGCCCCGTCCCCCGACTGCCCGGCGTGCGTGAAGCGCCGCGACACCCCCGTCGCCCCCTTCACGGAGCTGGTGCGCGCGGTCCGGTGGTACTCCGCGCAGCCGCGCGGGAAGATCATCAAGAGCATGACGGAGCGCGCCTCCGCCGGCGACCAGCGCGCGGCGGAGTACCTGCTCACGCGCGCGGAGAACGCGCGCCTGAGCTCGCTCCGCGCGCAGCTCCTCCGCGCGCAGGTGAGGCAGGCGACCGCCGAGGCGGAGCTGGCCGAGAAGAAGGCCCGCGGCGAGCACGTCGAGACGCACGCGGTCATCACCGACCCGAACGACCCGCGCTGGGCCGCCCTCCAGCGGGAGGTGTTCGGGCACGAGCGCCAGGGCGTCGCCGACGCGCAGGCCGCCGCCGCGCTCACCGACGACGGGCCCACCGATGGCGACGACGAACGCGACCCCGATCCTGACGACGTGGTTGCGTAACTGCTTCCTCCCGTACCAGCTCAAGTGGACGCTGGAGCCCAAGCGCTTCGCCCTCTCCGTGAAGGGCCGCCAGATCGGCTTCACCGACGCCACCGCGGCCGGGTGCATCCTCGGCGGGTTCCGCGACCGCCGGCCGCAGATCGTCATCAGCGCGTCGCAGAAGAACGCGAACGAGCTGCTCAACGCGGTCAAGAACCACTGCGCGTTCCTCGCGGGGATCGGCCTCAAGGCCGCCACCGACTACACGGTCTGCAACACGGAGATGGTGTCGTGGCGCTCGGGCGGGAGCGTGATGGCGCTCGCGGCCTCGCCCCGCACGTCGCGCTCGTTCCACGGCGACCTCTGGCTCGACGAGTTCGCGTACCACCAGGACGCGGAGGGGCTGTGGAAGGCCGCCTTCCCCATGGCGACGCGCAACGACTGGCGCATCCGCGTCTTCTCGACGCCCAACGGCGCGACCGGCCTCTTCCACGAGTTCTGCGACAAGGTCCCCCCGGGCTGGGCCTTCCACCGCGTCTCCCTCGACGATGCGGAGCGTGACGGCCTCAAGGTCGACCGCAAGGCCCTGCTCTCCCTCGCCAACGGCGACGAGCGGGCCTTCGCGGAGGCGTACCAGTGCGCGTTCCTCGACGCGGACCTCCAGTACCTCCCGAGCGCCATCGTCACCCCCGCGCTCGCCTGGAAGGGCGCGGCGCCCGACCTCTCGCACGCGGACATCTACGGCGGCCTCGACGTGGGCCGCGTCAACGACCTCACCGTGCTCACCCCGGGCGCGGAGGTCGTCGGCCGCCAGGACGTGGCGGTGGCCTACCTCGTCAAGACCCTCACCGCGAAGCGCACGGCCTTCCGCGCGCAGCGGAAGATGATCTTCGACGCGCACGACCTCCTCGACTTCCAGCGCCTCTCCGTGGACGCGACCGGCCTCGGCGCGCAGCTCGCGGAGGAGTTGGAGGAGGCGTTCGGCGAGGACGTGGTGGAGAAGGTGAACTTCTCCGCCGAGGTCAAGGCGGACCTCGCGACGCGCGCGTTCCGCTGGCTCCGCGACGGCCGCGTGAGGTTCACCCGCGACGCCGCCGGCAAGACCCTGCACGACGAGTGCATCGCGCTCCGCCGCAAGGTGAGCGACGCCGGCAACATCCAGTACGTGTCCCCCCGCACCGCGGCGGGCCACGGCGACCACTTCTGGAGCATGGCCCTCATGCTCCGCGCGATGGACCGCGGCCAGGCCCCCCGCGGCCTCGGCGATTCGATGATGGGACACGCATGAACGAACCCACCGCCGAACAGATGTCCGCGGCCCTCGGCGACCGCGAGGAATGCTTCGCCCTCGGCGGCACGATCCGCCGTTGCCGCGTGTGCAACACCCCGACCTTCGGCGGCCCCACGCTCTGCGAGCGGTGCGGCTCTCTCCCGGTCAGCAACGCGGACCTCGACGCGGTCGCGGGCCAGTGGAAGGTCCGCGCGTGAGTCACATCGATCGACCGCACCTCTGCGCGCTCGGCTACGGCTGCATGGTTGTGGTCGACGGCGGGCGGCTGGGGTGCGACGGGCATGAAAGCATCCTCCTCACCGCCGAGGAGCGCGCCGCGATCGAAGACGCGCGGGGGACCGACCGATTCGACGACGTTGCGGGCGGAGTCATCCGCCGGTGCCTCGACGCCACCCGACTCGCACAGTGAAGTACGCCGCCCTCAACCGCACGCACCCGCGCTTCGACCGCGAGCGCATCGAGCGCCACCACGACCTCTTCGTGGGCGGCGACGACTTCCGCGCGCACGTCGACCGCTACCTCCCCCGCGGCGGCGCCGAGCCCCTCGGGCTCTACCAGGAGCGGTGCAAGCTCGCGCAGTACATCAACTACCTCGCGCGCTCGTTCCGGTGGTTCTCGGCGGCCCTCTTCACGTCGCCCCTCACCTTCGCGTCGGAGCCCGAGACCGCGGACGCCTTCTGGACGGAGTTCAAGGAGGACTGCGACGGGTTCGGCACCGACCTCGACGTCTTCCTCTCGGCCGCCTTCCTCGACGCGCTCGTGCACCGCTTCGCGTGGTGGCGCGTGGAGTTCCTGACGGAGCCCCTCCCCGGCTCCACCATCGCCGACGCCGACGCCTTGGGCGCCCGCCGCGCGGTGCTCCGGCGCGTCCCCATCGCCAACGTCATCAACTGGCGCGAGGACGACAACGGGCGGCTGGTGTGGCTCCTCGAGCGCGACGTCCGCGCCGAGCTCCTCGACCTCGAGGACGAGACCCCCACCACCACGGAGACGTGGACGCAGTGGTTCACCGACGGCTCCGCGCGCCGCTGGCAGGTGTCGTGGAAGAAGGAGCGCCCGAAGCCCGACGCGGACGTCCCCCAGGTGGCCCCGCCCGTCAACCGGCTCGCGCGCCTCCCCTTCGCGTGCATCGAGCTCCCGGAGGCCCTGCACCTGGGGGCCCTCGCGGCGGAGCCGCAGATCGCGCACTTCCGCAACGAGGCCGCCCTGACGTGGGCGCTCAACCGCGCGTGCCACGTCATGCCGTGGTTCTTCCTCAAGAACGCGCGGAAGCCGCCCACGATGGGGACCGGGCACTTCGGCATCCTCGGCGTGGACGAGCGCATCGAGTACCCCAACGTCCCCACCGCGCCCTTCGCGGTGCTCGCCGAGCGCGGGCAGTCGATCGTCACCGAACTCCACCGCATCCTGGAGCAGATGGCGCTCTCGGTGGACAACAACGCCGCGGCGGCGGTCGGGCGGTCGGGCGAGAGCAAGAGCGCGGACGCGGCGGCGACGCAGATCGTGCTCCCGGCCTTCGGCCGCTTCGTCCGCGCCCCTGTCGAGGTCACCTACGACATGATCGCGGAGGGCCGGGGCGAGCGGCTCGACTGGACCGTCGGCGGCATGGACCGCTACGCCCCCGAGGCCACCGGGTCGTTCATCGACGCCGCGGTGGGCGCGGAGTCGCTCACCGTCCCGTCGGTCACGCACCGCCGGGAGGTGTTGAAGCAGGTGTCGCGCGCGCTCCTCCCGAACCTCGACGAGAAGAAGCGGGCTGCGATCGACCAGGAGATCGACGACAACACCAACCCGGAGGACATGCCCCACCGGGAGAGCACGGTCCCGCCGCCGGGCGGGAAGCCGGGCCCGGAGTCGTCGGTGCCGCCCCCCGGCGGGTCGATCCCCGCGCCCGACGCCTCGAAGATCCCCAAGGCCCCCCGCGTCCCGAAGGTGTAGCCCGTGGCAATCCGCGTCCCTCTCGCAGACCCCCGCATCCCCATCGGCGTCGCCGACGTCTGCAAGCTCGCCGTCGAGGCGGGCCTCACGGTCGACACCTGGGAGCAGGCCACCGGCAACCCCCGCAAGCCCGTCGCGGTGGTCGTGGTGGTGTGGACCCCCTGGGGCTCCGACTTCGCGAAGGTCCTCCGCGCCAACGGCGCCAACGACACCGCGATGGACCAGTGCGCCGCGCTGGAGAGCGAGGACCATCAGAGCGTGTCGTGGCAGGAGCCCATGCCCGCGGTGCCCGCCCTCTTCCGCCTCGTGCGCGAGGTGGACGAGACGGGCGTGAGCGGCACCGGGCACGTCGCCGACGGCGTGCTCTGGCACGACGGCACCGTGGCCGTCCGCTGGCGCACCGACACCCGCTCCACCGTGGTCTACGACAACCTCGCGGACGTCGAGAAGATCCACGGCCACGGAGGCAAGACCCGCATCGCGTGGGGGTAGGCCCGTGCCCGCCGCCGACGGCACCGCAGCCCCGGCGGCGCCGCGCGACCCCCGCGCCCGCGCGATCGAGCGCGAGCTGGCGGCCACGTCGCACGCCGCCGCCCGCCTCCCCGAGCCCGTGCTCCGGCGCCTCGCCCCGGCGCTCGCGCAGGCCCAGCGGGAGACCACCAACGCCCTCCGCGCGTGGCTCCAGAAGGCCAACGGCGCCGACCGCTACACCGCCGCGCGCCACCACGCGGTGCTCGCCCACCTCGCGACCGCGATGAACACCATCGCCGGCCTTGACCCCACCCTCCGCGACGCCCTGCGCGCCGCCGGGGTCGACGCCGGGCGCCTCGCGGTGGGCGACACCGTGCGGGAGATCGCCCGCCTCTCCGCCCTGTTCGACGGCGCCCCCGTCCGGGTGCCCGTCCGCCTCGCCGCCGTCCTCGCCCACGGGGAGCGGGCGCTCTTCAAGCGCTTCGCGTCGAGCGCCGCCCGCTACGCCGGGGCCGTCGCCGACGACATCACCCGCGAGCTGGCCGTCGGGCTCCTCCGCCGGGAGACCGTCGACGAGATGGTCGACCGCCTCGCGCGCATCGGCGGGCCCCGCGGCGCGGTCGCCCTGCGCGGCGTCGCCGACCAGCCCGGCGCGGCGGTGGAGCACATCAGCGAGGGGCTCTTCCGCCGCTACCGGTGGTGGGGCGAGCGCCTGGCCCGCACCGAGACGCAGGCCGCGTACAACGCGCAGGTGATGGAGTCGCTCCGCGACGCGCGGCGCTCCATCCCCGACCTCCGCCGCCGCTGGGACGCGAGCGCCGACCTCCGCATCTGCCCCCGCTGCCAGGAACTCCACGGCGCGGTGGTGGGTCTGGACGAGCCCTTCCCGGGCGACGTCACCGACGCGCCGCTCCACCCCGCGTGCCGCTGCCGCGTCGGCGCGTGGCGCCCGTCGTGGGGCGTCTTCCTCGACTGAGCCCCCACCGTCCCCACGGCGGCCCCTCCCGGGGCCCGCAGGGGCGCCCCGGGCACCCCCCGAAGCCTCCCCGGCCTCCCCACCCATCCCCGGGCCCTCCCGGGGCTGCGGGAGGCCCCCCCGACCACGCCCGGACACCCCCGGGCGCACGGCCCCCGGCGCCACCACGGCGCGCACGCCGGGGGACGGCACGCACACGCGCCGCACGCGCTCCGCGCAGGAGAGACCCATGCCCGACGACCCCAAGAAGAAGACCGCCGACCCCAACGCCAGCGCCGACGATGGCGAGAGCGAGGGCGGCGAGGCCGACGCCGCGCTCGAGGCGCGCATCGCGAAGATCGCCAACAGCGCCGTGAGCTCGCAGCTCAAGCGGTTCGAGGAGAAGTTCTCCAAGAGCCTCACCGACACGCTCGCGAAGACGCTGGACGAGAAGCTCTCCCGGAAGGCCGCCGACGACGCCGGCAACGGCGACGGCAAGGGCGAGGGGAAGGGCGCCGCGCAGAAGGCCGACCCCGAGATGCTCAAGCTCAAGGAGCAGCTCGAGAAGCTCACGAAGGCCAACGAGGAGGAGCGCCGCCTCCGCACGGAGGCCGAGGAGCGCAACCGCCGCGAGAAGGCCGAGCTCACGCTCCGCACCGAGCTCGTCGAGAAGCACGGCCTCCGCGCCGAGCACGCCGAGGCGCTCGTCGACCGCTGGATGGCCCGCGGCACGCTCAAGTTCAACGACGACGGCGAGCCCGTGCTCACCGTGAAGCGCGCCCGCTCGAAGGGCGCGCGCGCGGAGGAGCTCGAGTTCTCGCTCTCCGAGGGCGTGGCCGACTGGGCGAAGGGCGACGACGCGAAGCCGTGGCTCCCCGCCGCCGGCGCCTCGCAGGCCAACCAGCGCAACGCGCCCCGCGCGCCCGCCGGCCGCTCGGGCGGCAACGGCGCGGGCCCCGCCCCCTCCGCCACGTCCATCGACTCCGCCGTCGCCGACATCCTCGGCGACTGACCGCCTCCGGCGCGTGAGCGCGCGGGGGGCCGCATCACCCCCAACCAGGACCAACGACCATGGCCGACAACCCGCAGTCCCTCTCCGCGATCACCTCCGCGCTCGCCCAGTTCTACCGCCCCCAGGTCACCCGCCAGATCAACCGCCGGTCGGTGCTCCTGCGGCTGCTCCCGATCCGCGTGAGCGACACGGCGAAGAACGTCGCCTTCGACATCGAGGGCGACGGCGCCATCGCGGAGAACTTCTCCGACGGCGCCGACGCCTCCAACTTCGGGAGCGACGCCCTCCAGCCCGTCACGCTGCCCTTCGGCCTCATCCGGTCGAACTTCCGCATCACCGACCAGGCGAAGGCCGCGGCCCGCACGGTCAACAACCCGTCGGCCCTCTCCAACCTCTTCATGCGCAACGCGACCAACGCGGTCACCAAGCTCGCGAGCACCATCAACGGCCAGCTCTACACCGGCACCGGCTCGTCGAACCAGCTCGCGGGGCTCAAGCAGGTCGTGCTCCGCGACGACAACACCTACGGCGGCATCGACCGCACGGACTCCGCCAACTCCCACTGGCGCAGCAACGTGATCGACGCCGCCGGCGCGCCCCTCTCGCTCAAGATGATCCGCGACGCGGTGGGCGTCACCATCTACAACGCGAGCGGCGAGCAGCCCACGGTCGGCATGTGCCCGCCCGCGGTCTTCAACTACGTCGGGTCGCTCTACGACTCGAACCGCCGCTACCAGAGCGACACCGCGCGCACCCTCCAGACCCCCCGCGGGGAGGTCGTGCTCGACTCGTCGATCGGCGTCATCGACGTCGAGGGGCTCACGCTCATCAAGGACAAGGACGCCCCCGCGTCGGAGATCCAGCTCCTCAACCTCGACCACCTCGCCGTCGAGTACATCAACATGGTGGAGGACGATCTCATCCCCGAGAAGCTCGTGCAGATGGGGGCGGAGGACGGCTTCGGCCCGATCCCCCTCGGGATGCACCTCAAGCGCATCGCCACCCTCGGCGCCTCGAGCCGCTTCTCCCTCCAGAGCTACCTCCAGCTCGCCTGCGACCGCCCGAACGCCTGCGGCCGCCTCACCAACTTCACGATGCCCTGACGCGCCCGCCGCGGCCCGGGTCGCCCCGTGAGCGCCTCCCCCGCCGGGGCGCGCGCGAGGCGCGCCGGGCCGCGGACCCGCCCGGCCCCCACCCCCCACAGGAGCGCCACACGTCATGGCTACCATCGTCCCCAAGTCCCTCCACATCATCAAGACCCTCGCCGACACGATCGACGCTTTCAAGCGCTGGGTCATCGGCGGCGCCGCCCCCTCCGCCGCGCTCACCGAGGCCCTCTCCGGCACCGGCTTCGCGACCTCCGGGCAGACCGTCACCACCACGGAGAACTTCACGGCCGCGGCCAACGCCTACGCCGGGTGCTGGCTCGTCGGCGCCGCGAAGACCCCGTGCGTGATCGCCTCGCACCCCGCGGTGACCGCCGCCCCGCTCGCCTTCACCGTCTACGGCGCGGCCCCCACCACCGACGCCGGCACCTTCAAGGTGTACCGCGCGGCGACCCCGCCCCTCGCGGCCGTCGGCGGCGCCGTCCACTACGACCGCGGCGAGTACACGGTCACCGCGGCCGACGCCTCGAGCGAGGCGACGTCCATCACGCTCTGCCAGGAGCTCATCACCGCGTACAACCGCCACATCGCCGACGCCCTCGGCCACGTCGCGGCCGACTCCACCAACGTGCTCTCGGTCACGCGCGCGAGCGTCGTCTCCGCCGCGACCGCGATCACCGCCGCCAACCAGCTCAAGGCCGCGTACAACGCCCACCGCGCGCAGTCGGGCGTGCACTTCACCGCCGACACCGGCAACGCGGTGAGCTCGTCCAACGCGACGGACCAGTCCTCGCTCAACACCCTGCTCAACGAGATGAAGGGCGACTTCAACGCGCACATCGCGATCGGCCCGTCGGCCGCGTCGTGGCGCGCGACGGACGTCTGAGCCCCCAACCCCCACGGCGGCGGGCGGCGCGACCGGACGCGCCCCCCGCCCGCCTCCCCGCACGGAGCCCCATGATCTTCCACAACCCGACCGCCGCCGACCACCGCACGCAGATCCAGGAGACCGTCTACCTCACGCCCGCGGGCGGGGAGATCGACATCCCCGACCACCTCGCCTACGTGGTCGAGGGCCGGGCGATGCCCCTGCGGCGCGGGCGCAACCCGTCGCCCCCCGACGGCGGCGCGCCCCGCGGCTCCACGCACGAGGCGATGCCGGCCGAGGTGGAGCGCCTCTTCGGGAGCCCCTACGTCAAGGCGCACCACAAGGCCGCGTTCGCCCGCGAGTGGGCCCGCTCCCCCCGCCAGCGCCGCGCCGAGCTCCTCGGCCAGCTCGCCCGGCTGGCCGACGGCCGCGCGATGAACGACGTCGCCGGCGACGACGCGGCCGTCGGGCCCGCCGACCCGGAGCCCGGCGCCGCCGAGCAGGCCGGCGACCTCGCGGGCGTCTCGGATCAGCTCGGCGAGGCCGCCGCCGCCGTCGGCAAGCGCCGCGGCCAGCGGGGGAACTGACCCGTGACCGTCTCGCTCTCCGAAACCGAGCGGCAAAAGGTCCGCATGTACCTCGGGTTCGGCAAGGGGCGGGACATCCACCCGCGCCTCGAGACCCGCTTCGACGGGTGGCTCTCCGCCGAGGAGTACGCGGTCATCACCGACACGCTGACGAAGCTCGACGCGCTGGAGACGCAGCGCACGGCCTCGTCTCCTCTCGCCACCTCCGCGACCTCCACCGGCCACATCAAGGCCGTGGTCGGGGAGGTCGAGTTCTTCGGCGCGGACAACAACATGGCCGTCCTCGCGATGCTGGACCAGCGCGGGCACCAGCTCGTCCAGCGCCTCAGCATCATCTTCGAGGTGGAGCCGCTCAACGACTACTTCGGCTCCGCCGTCTCGATGGGCGGCCCGCTCTCGATGGGGTGACCCGGTGACGCTGCGCGACGACCTCCTCCCGCAGATCGAGGCCCTGCGCGCGATCCCCGGGCGCCTCGGCTTTCGCCCCTACACGTCCGTCGCCCTGCGCACGCGGACGTGGTCGGGGGCGGAGCCGGGCGACGGCACGCCCACCGACGTCTCCCTCTCCCTCACCACGGGGGGCCAGCCGGTGAAGTTCCGGCAGATCACGTCGCGCGAGGTGGCCGCCTCGGCGGGCCGCTACACGGACGCGGACTTCGTGGTGGGCCCCCTCACGCCCGAGCACACGGCGCCCGGCGGCGGCACCGCGGGCTACACCCCCGCGCAGCTCAACCCCTCGTCCTCGGCGCGCAACGTCGAGCGGCACGTCGTCGTGGTGGGCCCCGGCGAGGCGTCGAGCGAGTGGGTCATCGTGGGCGAGAACCTCGACCGCGCCCTCCGCTACACCCTCACCGTCCGCCGCACCGAGCGCGTCCTGTGAAGCCCGGCGACGCCGCGAAGAAGATCCGGGCCGACGCCCGGGACCGGGGCAAGGAGAACGCCGCCCGGCTCCTCGCGGCGGCCCACGCCGGCGCCGAGATCATCGCGCGCGCCGCCCCCGTCGACCGGGGCACGCTCAAGTCGAGCGTCCACGTCGAGGCCCTCCCCAACGGCTCCCCGCGCATCGTGATCGACGCGCCCCACGCGGCGCAGGTGGAGCTCGGCTCCCGCCCCCACACGCCCCCGCTGGCGCCCCTCGTCGAGTGGGTGCGCCGCCACCGGCTCGCCTTCGGCATGAAGGCGAACCCGCGCGGCCAGGAGGCGGACTTCGTCGCCATCGCGCGCGCCATCCAACGCAAGATCGCGCTGAACGGCACGAAGCCCACGTACTTCGTCCGCAACAGCCTCCCCAAGCTCGTCGCCGCCCTCGTCCTGGAGTTCGCCCGCCCGTGACCAGCCCCATCGTCATCTACCACGACAAGTGCCCCGACGGCATCGCCGCGGCGTGGGCCGCGTGGTGCGTCTTCGGCGACCTCGCGACGTACGTCCCCGCGTCCTACGGCGACGCGCCGCCCGTCGCGGTCGACGCCGTCACGGGCGACCCGCGCGACGTGATCGTCGCGGACTTCTCCTACCCGCGCGAGAAGATCCTCCGCCTCCGCGACGAGGCGCGGTCGCTTCTCGTGCTCGACCATCACGCCTCCGCGGAGGCCACCCTCGCAGGACTCGACTTCTGCGTGTTCGACATGCAGCGCAGCGGCGCAGGGCTCGCGTGGGACGTGATCGCCGCGCCGACGCGCGGGCCGCGACCGTGGCTCATCGACTACACCGAAGACCGCGACCTCTGGCGCCACGCCCTGCCGAACACGCACGAGGTGAACGCTTGGCTGCGCACGCAGCCCCGCACGCTGCACGGGTACGCCGTCGCCGCCGCGACCCCGCTGGAGCACGCCGTCGCCAAGGGCCGCGAGATCCTCGCCGAGCAGCGCGTGTACATCGAGAGCGTGAAGGCGCGCGCCAGCCTCGCGGTGATCGCCGGACACGTTGTCCCCGTGGTCAACTGCGGGCGACACTGCGCGTCGGAGATCGTCGGCGAGCTGGCCGAGGGCTACCCCTTCGCCGCGTCGTGGCAGGAACGCGACGGTGCCGTCCACTACGAGCTGCGATCACGGGCCGGCGGCATCCCCGTCAACGACGTCGCTCGCGAGTTCGGCGGAGGCGGTCACAAGATGGCTGCTGGGTTCGCCGTGCCGCACACCGTCCACACAAGCGCCGAGGGGGCGCACGCGGTCGACCCGTGACCATGAGCGCCCCCAAGGCCGCGGCGAAGCAAGATCGCGCTGAACGGCACCAAGCCGACCTACTTCGTCCGCAACGCCCTCCCGCGGCTCGTCGCCGCCCTCGTCCTGGAGTTCGCCCGCCCGTGAACGTTGCGGCACCGCAGGAGAAGCCGGCGCGCCACCAGTGGCACACGCGAGGCCACGGCGACGTGACCCTCTACACGCTCAAGCGCGCCCGGCTCGTCGGCGACGTGGATGAAGCCGTGGAGGCGGGCTCCGCGCACGCACACATCGGCGAGTGCTCCGCCTGCGGGATGGTCGCGGCCTACGTGCCCCGCACCACGGAGGGCGTTGACACATCCTTCACCGCCTACGGCGTCGACCACGGCTCGCTCTGCATCATGCACCACGCCCCGCGCTGCGAACCGCTCCCGTCGCGGCCGAGCGCGGACGACGGACGCGCCACACCATGACCATGAGCGCCCCCAAGGCCGCGGCGAAGGCGCTGGCGGCCCACCTCGTCGCGCGCACCGGGCTCCCGTCCTCGGCCGTGCTCCCCTACTGGCCCCCGCCGACGATGGCCCTCCCCCGGCCCGTCGCGGTGGCGGTGCACGTCGCGGGCGAGGCCGCGCACGACACGGAGCTCGGCGGCCCCGAGCTGGTGAGCATGACGCCCACCACCGGCGCGTCGGCCACCGCGCGCTACCGCCTCGGGTCGTGGTCGATCCCCCTCGTCGTCGAGGTGTGGGCCCGCAATTCCGCCGAGCGCGACACCTACGCCCGCGCCGTCTACGACGCCCTCACGCAGCCCCCCGAGGTCGGCGGCGCGCCGGTGGTGGACGTGATGAGCGGCGCGACCCTCACGCTCGCCGACTACTTCTCCGCCCCCTGCACCTTCGACACGGAGGGGTGGAACGACACCGACACGCCCGACGCCGCGGCCCGCGAGGAGTGGCGGAGCACCTTCCAGGTGACCGCCCGCGTGGACGACCTCGTCGAGCGCACCGTGACCTACCAGACCGCCGCGACGGTGACGGTCGCCGCCTCCCCGAACACCGCCCCCTGACAGGAGCCCCATGAGCGCAACGATCGTCTCGACGCAGGGCGACGCCCTCGCCCTCCCCGGCGTCTACGCCCTCGAGCAGAACCCCCCCACGCCCGCCGCGCGCCCCGGCCTCGACTGGGTGGGCCTCGTCGGCTCCTTCGCCTGGGGCCCCGTCAACACCCCCACGGTGGTCGACCTCTCCAACAGCCGCGGGGGGTACCTCAACGTCTTCGCCCCGGGCGGCCTCGGCACGACCCACACCGGGCACCGCGCGCTGATGAAGGCCGCGTGCGCGCGCCTCAAGATCGTGCGCGTCGGCGGCACCTCGCAGGCGACCGCGACGATGGTGCTCACGGACGGCGCGGGCTCCCCCGTCAACGTCCTCACGATCACCGCGAAGTACCCGGGCTCCCTCCCGATCACGATCACCATCGCGGCGGCCGACGACGGCGTCTCCGGGCACTTCAACCTCACCGCGACCGCGGGCACCTACTCGGAGCGCTACCCCAACCTCTCGGTGCTCTCGGGCGCGGGCGGCGTGGTGCTGGGGGACCAGACGAACTCCCTCCTCCTCGCCGCGCTGGCCGAGGGCGGCGGCTCGCTCACGTCGAGCACCCGCCCGGTGAACGGCTCCTACGTGCTCGGCGCCTCGGGCACCAACGTCGCCAGCGCCACCGCCGGCGCCGACGGCACCCCGGGCACGACGCACTACACCGGCACCGCGGGCTCGGGCGACGCGGGCATCGCGAAGTTCGAGGGCGACCCCGACGTGACCATCGTCGCGGTCGACGACTGCGGGAACAGCAACCGCGTCGCCATCAACACCGCCCTCGTCGCGCACGCCGTCGCGGAACAGCGCATCGCCGTCATCAACGGCAACTCGGGCGTGAGCATCTCCAGCGCGATCACGTACGTCGGCACCAACGCGAGCGCGTACCGCTCGGAGCGCGCCATCTTCGCGTGGCCGTGGGTGTACGTGAAGGACGAGGGCGGTACGGAGCGCCTGGTCCCGCCGTCCGTGATGCTCGCCGGCGCCCTCTCGCGGATGCCCCGCCACCTCGGGACGCACTGGAAGGACCCCCGCAACACGGTGGCCTACTCCGGCATCTCGCGCCTCGAGTACGCGGTGTCCCGAGCGAACCTCATCCTCGCGCAGAACGCGGGCATCCAGTGCATCGTCCCCGCGGGCGACTACTACGCCCCCAAGTCGGGCGTCACGACCTCGCTCACCGTGAACCAGACGCAGGTGTCGCGGCGCCGCATCGCCGACTTCCTCATGCGCGCGGTGAGCGACGGGCAGGAGGCGTACGAGGGCGGCCCGATCGACCCCGCGACCCGCTCGCGCCAGCTCGCGGGCGTGAAGCGCACCCTCCAGGCGTTCGTCGACGCGGGCCGCCGCGGCGAGGCGGAGACCACCGAGGCGATCGACGCCTTCAGCGTCGAGACCGCGTCCTCGGCGGAGGAGCTGGCCGCGGGCGTCCACAAGATCGCGGTGCGCGCCCGCACCTTCGCGACGCAGGACGTGATCCTGTTCCTGCTCTCCATCGGCCCGACGGTCGCCGTCACCGAGGCCACGCCGGCGAACGCCTGACGGCCGCCGCGTCGACACCCCTCCCCACCGACTGAACCACGGAGACCACCATGGCCGGCGAGCGCGTCACCATCGGCAAGAACTGCCAGATCAAGATCGTGTACAACGACGTCCCCTACACGTTCCGCGTCGAGAGCTTCAACGCGAAGGACGACGCGGAGCTGCGCAAGCGGCAGTACGTGGGGTGGACGTCGCCCGACACCGACCGCATCGAGGACGGGTACAGCGTCGACGGGTCGATCCTCGACTCGGGCCCCGGGCTCGACGCGATCATGGCCGACATGAAGGCGCGCAACGACGCGAACCTCCCGCCGCGCGACCTCCAGTTCACGCTCACGCGCGTGTTCCGCGACGGCGTGAACGCCCCCCTCACCGCCACCTTCACCGGCGCGAAGATGGCCGTCGACCTCAACATCGGCTCGCGCACCGACGACGTGAAGCGGCCCTTCAAGGCCATCGCCGCCGACGTCGTCTTCGCCTGAGCCGCGCGCCCGCCCCCGCCGCACCCGAACCCGCGAGACCCCAGCCGACCATGCCGACCTACCACGAAGCCCAGCTCCCCGACGGCCGCTGCGTCCGCCTCCGCGAGCTCACCAGCCAGGAGCACGCCCGCGCGTACGACGCGGCGGCCGTCCACCGCCCCGACGGGGGCCTCGCGCCCCCCAACCCCCTCACCCTCGCGCGCGAGCTGCACATGGCCGCGCTCGTCGCCGTCACCGACGTGAAGCCCCTCTTCAAGTGCGGGCCCGACGGCAAGCCCCTCCCGCGCCTCGGGGCCGACGGCCTCCCGATGCGGCGCGTCGACGCCGCGGGCAACCCCGTCCTCCGCAACGGCCAGCCCGTCGTCGCCCTCCAGCGCTTCGACCTCGGGACGCTCACCCCCGAGGACTGGCGCCCGCTCACCTACGGCGAGCTCAACACGCGCTACGACGACCTCTTCGGCCCGAAGGCCCGCGTGGTCATCGAGCAGCTCTTCAACCGCGCGCACTCGGTCGACCTCTCGGAGGAGGGGCAGGATTTTTTCGAGACGATGCGCGCCGTCAGCTCGACCGGCTGATCGTCTGGTGCGGCCGCTACGGCAGCCAGAGCTGGCGCGACCTGGAGGCGATGCCCGTCCGCCGCCTCCGTGAGCTCGCGCGCGCCCTCGGCGGGCTCCTCGACGACGAGGCCGCCATCCCCACCCCCACAGGCAAGGACCGATGACCGCCGGCCAGAGCTACAGCGTCGACGTCGTCTACACGGGCCGGGACCACGGCGCGACCGCGACGGCGGACTCCATCTCCGGCCGGCTCGTCGCGCTCCAGGGGCGCATCGACTCGGTGGTGGGCGCCTTCGACTCCATGGCGCGCGGCGCGGCGATGCTCGGCGTCGGCGCCGCCATGATGGGCGTGCGGACGCTCCTGTCGGGCGTCTCGGGGCTGAACGCGCAGGCCGAGGAGACGACCCTGACCATCGCGGGGATGCTCAACGCGAACGGCGTCGCCCCCACGATCGGCGAGGGGATGCGGAGCGCGGCGGCGACCCTGCGCCAGATCCGCGTCGACGCGGCGGCCCTCCCGGGCGAGGCGGCGGAGTTCGTCACCATCTTCCAGCTCGGCCTCCCCGCCGCCCTCCAGGCGGGGATGCGGGACGCGCGCGCCGTCGCCGCGTTCACCAACCAGTTCGGCGCCGTCGGCAAGAGCTTCGGCGTGGACGCGCCGCAGATCGGCCGCGACCTCCGGCTGCTCCTCCAGGGCCACGCGGGCGGCCACGTCGCGATGTGGAACCACATCGGCCCGCTCATCGGAAAGAGCGCGCAGCAGTTCAACCAGATGACGGCGCCCCAGCGCCTCGCCGCGCTCCAGCAGGTGACCGCCCGCTACGGCGGCATGGTGCAGGCGTACGGCGGGACGTGGGAGGCAGCGACCTCCACCATCCGCAGCGCGGGCTCCGAGCTGCTCCGCGTCGGGACGCAGCCGCTCTTCGAGCACGCGAAGCGCCGCGTCGCGCAGCTCGCGGACTACCTCACCACCCGGGGCCCCGACCTCGAGCGCAAGGTGGGGCTGTGGGGCGAGCGACTCGCGGCCGGCTTCGACCGCGCCTACGAGCGCGCGGTGCGCCTCTTCCACTACATCGCCGAGCACCGCCACCGCATCCTCGGCGACGCGGAGGGGCGCGCGCGCGACGTGGCCGGCGCGTACGTCCACGCCCGGGGCGCCTCGGGCGTTCTCGGGGCCGTCGGCGGCGTCGAGGGCGTGGCGGGCCTCGCCCGCACCCTCGGCCTCATGGGCGGCGCCGCGGGCGGGGCGGCGGGCGCGGCCGGCGGCGCGCTGGCGCAGGTGGGCGCGCTCGCCTCGGCCTTCCCCGTGGCGACCGCCGCCGTCGCCGGCACCACCGTCGCACTCGGCGCCCTCGCCCTGCACATGCGCGACGAGGGCTACACGATCGGGTGGGTCGCGACGCAGGCGAAAGAGAAGTTCTCCACGCTCATCACGACGTTCGACATCGTTGGCACGAGCGCGCGGCCGCTGGTGGATGCGTTCACCAGCTTCCCTTACCAGGCGTTCGCCGCCTACGGCTCCGCGATCACGCACCTCGCCGGCCCCATCAACGCCCTCGGCACCGTCGTGGGCGCGGTCGTGTCCGTCATCATGGACGTGCACATGCACGTCATCAACACGGTGAAGTCAGCCTTCGAGCGCGCTGGGGTCACCTTCGGCATCGGCGCGGCCCGCGTGGGGCTGCTCAACGGCATGTCGCCGGAGTTCGCGCCCGAGCGCGACGCCCACGACCCGACGCGAGAGGTAGGCGGCTTCCGGTCGAGCGCTACCTCCCGCCCCGGCGGCGACAACCCCAACACCGCCCCGCGGCCGGCGCACACCACCATCCACAACCACTTCCGCATCGAGCAGGCGGACAACCCCGAGCGCGTCGCGCTCACGGTGGTTCACCTCCTCCAGCGCGAGATGCGCCACCCGACGCAGGCCCGCGTCCCGGGCCTCCAGACCCTCCGCCCCGTGGGGCTCTGACGTGCCGACCGAACCCCTCGCCGGAAACAGCGTCGCGATCGAGGAGCTCGACTCCCCCCACGGCGGGCCGCCCCTCCGCGTCGTGCTCGAGCAGCGCGACGCGCCCCTCGGCGGCCGCGGGAGCGGCGGCGCCTTCGACGTGACGCCGAAGCTCAGGCAGGTGGTCACCCGCTACCCCGGGCAGACCACCCCCTCGCGGCAGATCATGGGGACGGAGTGGGAGCCCGTGACCTTCCGCGGCAACCTCCAGGACCGGGGCGTCGTGGGGCGCGCGCGCTCCGTCGCCGAGAGCCTGCACGCCCTCGTCGCCCGCGCGCGCCGCGTCCGCCTGACGTGGGGCCCGTGGACCTTCTTCGGCGTGGTCTCCCGCGCGAAGGTCTCGCCCGAGGGCCTCCGCGACTACAACTACGAGGTGGAGGTCGACCTCGACGGCCCCGACCTCCCGAACACCGCGCTCGCGGTGTCGCCCCCGCCGTCGCCGCCCCCCTCCGCCGTCGCCGACCTCGGCGCGACCGCCCTCGCGCTCGGCGGCGACCCCGTGACGGAGGCGGGCGGCCGGCTCCCCGTCGGGGAGGCCGTGGCGCTGGCGGAGGCCCAGCTCGCGCACGCCACCGCCACGCAGGCGCTCCTCGCGATCACCGACGCGGTGAGCGACGCCAACGCCCTGACGCCCCAGGACGCGGGGCGGCTCGTCGCCTCCGGCACCGGCGTCGCCGCGGCGTCGTTCGGCTACGCGATGGCCCTCCAGGACGTCCCCGGCCCCGTGGTCGGCGGGTGGGCCGGGATGGTGACGTGGCAGAAGGCGCGCACGTTCGCCGCGGAGGCCGCCTTCGACCTCGCGGGCGGCTGCGCCGACACCTGCAACCGGGTGGAGGACGACGCCCGGGGCGAGGCCGAGGCCACGCACGACGTCCGCGACGGCGAGACGCTGGAGTCGATCGCCCGCCGCCGCCTCGGCTCCGAGGCGCGCGCGGGGGAGATCCAGCGCCGCAACAACCTCCCCGGGATGCGCCCGGCCCCCGGCTCCCGCCTCGTCCTCCCCGCCCGCTGATGCCCGGCATCTTCTACCCACGCCACCGCCTCCACGTCGCCGCGGTCCTGGAGGACTTCTCCGGCGACCGAGGGAGCCCCCTCGACCGCGCGGTGGAGTGGGACGTGGTCCCGCGCGCGGCCACGCTGGAGCGCAACGACGTCCACACCGCCGACCGGCTCACGGTGGAGCTCGACTTCCGCTCGTGCCCCTTCGACCCGCGCAGCGTCCGCGCGGCGTCGGTGGCGTACTACGCGGGCACGGTGGACGGCGAGGGGGGGGAGCTGCCCGTCGCGGAGAAGTGCCTGCGCTTCCTCGGCACCGTGGACACCCCCGAGATCGCGCTCTCCGAGCACGCGGGGGTGACTACCTTCGAGTGCCGCGACTACACCGCGATCTTCCTCGGCGTGCGCGCGCGCCCGGCGATGGCCGTCCCCCTCGACCGCCCGATGGACGCGGTCCTCGGCGACCTCTTCGGGTTCCTCCCCGGGGAGTTCTCGTCCAGGATCGGCCTCGCGATCCAGGGGCCCGACGGCGCGCCGATGGCGTGGCCCACGGTGCACGGCGGCGGCCGTCGGTCGGCGAAGCTGCACGTCGAGCCGCGGGACACGCTGTGGGGCCTCATCCGCCACGTCGTCGAAGACGCGGGGCTCGTGTGCTTCGTGCACCTCGACCGCCTCATCGTCTCGACGCCCCGCACGCTCGGGGCCGACGGCAACCTCCTCGACACCGCGCAGCGGGTGCAGGTGAGCTTCGGGAAGAACCTCGCGGACTTCCGCCTCAAGCGCACCTTCGCGACGCAGACGCGGCCCGTCGTGGTCGCGCAGTACGACCCCCGCACGGCGACCACCACGCGGAGCGAGTGGCCCACGGACGACGTCCTGGCGCGCTCCCGCGGCGGTCGCTCCGGGACCCCCCCGGGCGCGGGGCGGGGCCGTCGGCCGGCGCAGCCCCCGGTGGTCATCACCCGGCGCACGGGCGCCCCCGCGACGGCGCAGCCGAGCGACACCGCGGAGGAGTTCGCCGTCACCGGGTCGCGCTCCCGGGAGGAGCTCACGCTCCTCGCCGAGCGCATCCACCGCCAGCGCACCCTCTACGAGATCGAGGGCGCGTTCACCACCTGCGACCCCGTGCTCCCGAGCGTCAACGACGCGGGGGACGACGCGGGCGACTTCGACGTGTGGTCGATCCACACCGCGACCACCGTCGTCGCCACGATCGCCCCCCACGCCCACGCGATCGGCCTGGCCGACACCGCGGACGGCTTCGGGTCGGGCGCGGCGGCGAAGGCGCTCCTCGTCTCCCTCGGCTACCCCGCCGAGCTGGCCTCCGCGCTCGCCGAGAGCTGGCGCGCGCTCGGGCGCCTGCGCCTCCCCTTCATCGTCCGCAAGGCGACCCTGAGCATGGGCGAGGAGCAGGGCTTCAAGGCCGCGGTGGACTTCATGGCGATGCTCGACCCCACGATCACGCGCGACCTCCGCGCCGAGGTGGCCGCGCCCGCGCGCGCCGCCCCCCGGCGGCCCGAGGGCGTCACCGACCGCCGCGCGCAGCCGAGGCGGCCCCGGTGAGGGCCCCCGGCACCGTGCCCGGGGGCGTGCTCGACTGGAGCGTCTTCGCGGACTTCGTCGCCGCCTGCCTCCCCCCCGACCTCGTCCGCCGCGGCGCCGTCGGCTGGGAGGGCGAGGCCGGGACGCAGCACGTCGTCGTCACCGCGGGCCAGGACGTCGAGCTGCACGTCACGACCTCCGACGGCTTCGAACTCACCGCGCGCCTCGCGGCCCCCGGCGGCGTGTGGCGCGTCCCCGCGATCGGCGAGGAGGTGATGCTGTTCGCCCCGGCGGGCGACTGGCGCGCGCCCGGCGGCCCCGTCGCCGTCGCGAAGCACCGCGAGCCGCCCTCCAGCCTCACCGCGACCCGCGCGGTGGTGGAGGTGCCGTCGGGCGGGCTCCTCATCGGGAACGGCGCGACGAAGGCCGCGGCGCGCACCGACGACCCCATCCTCCCGGGGACCGTCACCGTCGCCCCGCAGGACCCCCTCCCGAACGCGCCCTCCGCGGGCCTCGTCACCGTCCCCGTGCTCGTCACCTACACGGCCCCCGACGAGGCCCCCGTGGTCTGCGGCACGCTGGCGTTCGTCGCCACGGCCGTCGCCGCGCTGGCCATCACCGGCAGCGTCACCATCAACCTCGGCGGCAAGGTCGGCCCCGGATCGGACAAGGTGCGGATCGAATGAGCGTCGACATCGCGATGGGCCCCGACGGGCGGTGGTCGCTCGGGCACGACGGCGACTTCGCCCTCGCGGCGGACGACGACGCGACCCGCGCCGAGCTCCTGCGCGCCTTCCTCCAGTCCCCCGGCGACCTCCCGCTCTTCCCCGACGTGGGCGCGGGGGCGGAGGCGAAGGAGGGCGGGCCGCAGAGCGGCGGGGACGCGCTCGCGCGCGCCGCGCTCGTCGAGGCCCGGCGGCACCCCGACGTGCTGGAGGCGTCGGCCGCCGAGGTCGTGCGCTCGCCCGGCTACACCACCGTGAGCGTCCGGGTCCGCACCCGCTACAGCCCCACCACCACCGCCGCCGTCGCGACGCGCATCAACGGGTGACCCGTGCAGATCCTCCCCACCGCCGACGCCCTGCTCGAGACCTACCGCCGCGCGGCCGACGCGCAGGTGCTCGGGCGCACCAACCCCGACGGCACGCCCGTCCGCCTGCGCTGGCGGGCGACCTCGCTGATGAACGTCGTCCGCGTGGCGTCGGTGCGCCTGGCCCTGCGCGCGCTCGCGGTGGTCGACGACCGCTTCCGCGCGGCCTTCCTCGACACCGCCGAGGGCCCCGACCTCGACCGCTGGGCCGCGTCGGAGGCACCGGGCTGGCCCCGCAAGCCCCTCGGGACGGCGACGGCGCGGCTCACCCTCACGCGGGGCGGCGGGGGCTCCGGGGAGACCATCGCCGCGGGGACGCGCTTCTCCACCACGGCGACCCCCACGGCCCCCGCGGTGACGTTCGCCTCGACGGCCGACGTGACCGTGAACGCCAACGCCACGACCGCGACCATCGACGTCGAGTGCGAGGCGGCGGGCCCGGCGGGCAACGTCGCGGCGGGCGCGATCAACCGCCTGCTCACGTCCCTCGGCTCGTCGTGGACGGTCACCAACGCCCTCGACGCGGCGGGCGGCGACCCCGAGGAGAGCGACGCGGACTACCGCGACCGCCTCCGCCAGCGGGACGCGCGGTACCGGCGCGGCACCGCGCAGGCGATCCGCCTCGGCGCCCTCTCGGTGCCCGGCGTCTCCCGCGCCGAGGTCCGCGAGCCCCAGTGGCACAGCGACGTCGCCGACGGCCATGTGCAGGTCATCGTCGGCGACGCCCGGGGCATCGGGACGCAGGCGATGGCGGACGCGGTCGACGCCGCGCTGGAGGACTTCGCCGCCGCCGGCGTCGTCCGCTCCGTCACCCCGGCGTCCACCCTCTCGGTGCTCGACGCGGCCGCCGGGCTCCTCGTCGGCACCACGGCCCTGCGCATCACGGTCACCCTCCGCCGGGGCACCTACGACTACGCCGCGCTCGAGGCCGAGCTGCGGCAGAACCTGCGGGCGGCGTTCGACGGCCTCGCCTCCGCCGCGCCGCTGCACGTCTCGCAGATCACCGCCGCGGGGCACGCGCTCGGGCCCTCCGTGCGCTCCTGCGCCGTCGCGCTCTACCCCTCGCTCGTCCCGGTCACGGACGACTGGCCCGGCTACCCGACCCTGAGCGTCGCGCAGCGGTGGGAGGCCACCGACGCCGTCTGGCGCGTCGCGTGGGCGCAGGAGTAGCCCTCACGGGCACGTCGGCGACGCCGCGTAGCACCGCCCGCTGACGCAGCACCACACGCCCCCGCCGGCGCACGAGCCGCAGTCGGCGTTGCGGGTGCAGGTGGCCGGGCACCCGGGCGACGTGACGTTGACGCACGCGCCGGCGTTGCAGGCGTGCGTCGGCGGGCAGGCGTGGCCGCAGGCGCCGCAGTTCCGGTCGTCCCTCCGGGTGTCCGCCTCGCAGCCGTTGGACGAGTCGCGGTCGCAGTCGCCGAAGTTCGCCTCGCACACGTAGTCGCACACGCGGTTCGAGCACACGCGGGTGGAGTGCGGGAGCGCGGCGCACGAGTTCCCGCACCGCCCGCAGTGGTTCGGGTCGGTGTCGATGCGCTCGCAGCCGTTGGCGCGGTTCCCGTCGCATTCGACCGTGCCCGGATCGCAAGGGGGCGGCCCAACGTCCCCAACCCCCCCGTCCGGGGCGTCCGGCGGCCCCGGGAGGGCGTCCGGGGCGGCGTCGGGCACCGTCGGGCCGTCCGACCCCCCTTCCGGCCCCTGCGGGGCGTCCTGGGGCCCGTCCGTCGGCCCCCCGTCGGCCGGGGCGTAGCATCCCCCGGCGAGGCACTGGTAGCCCGGCGCGCACGCCGGGTCGCAGGGCGTCGGGATCACGGGCGAGGGCGCGGCGCAGCCGAGCGCCGCGACCACCAACAGCAACCACAAGGCGAGGAGCCGCATGGGCGGCATGGTGCGCGCGCCGCACCCCGCCGCCAACTGGACGGGCGTTCAGTGCCGACCTACTCCGACGGCTTCCGCTTCTCCGACCGCCTCCCCTTCGGCCGCTGGGAGGCCCCCGCGCGCGGCCCCGACGACGTGTGGCAGGGCTTCCCGTCCTGGGTGACGTCCACCGACGACCCCGCTCTCGTCGCGGTGGGCGCCGGCCTCTCG